CCGTTACGAGTTATGGTAACATGGAATTAGGGAGATGGGCCACGAGCAACGAATTCGACGGATATATGTGCAACTTCGGGGTATGGTCTAGTCACTTAACCCAACCTCAAATAAAATCCATAATGAATAAAAATTACGCAGATCTTACTGCTAGTGAAACATCAGATTTAGTTTCATGGTGGAATTTGGATAGCACGGTAGATAGCGCTACGGAGGGCAGTAGTTTTGTTTATGATAATCATCATGGTGGTACCGATACTTTAAGTGGCGAATTAATAACGAACGGAACGCTAGATACAAGTAGTGGATGGGTTATTGGAGATTTCACAATGAGCGGCACAGCTACAGTTACAACAGATGGCGGTAATCAATATATTCAACAAACCAACATGTGGGACAATAATGCTAAAGATGGTAAATTATTAAAATTATCTTGGGAGGTTGTAGAGAACTCTGATAGCATACAACTTAAAATAGGTGGTTTTTCAGGGGCAGAATTTAGTGCCTCTACACTTGATTTAACTAGCACTGTAGGTTCTCATTCTATGTATATAGAGGTTGATGGAACTGGAAATGCTGATGCGATTGTTTTGTGGATTAATCATACGGCAGGTAAAACTTTAACAATAGATAATATTTCATTAAAAGAAGTTCAAGGTAACACAGGAAAACTATCATAATGGCGACGACAATACAAACAATAGAAGTACCGAAAAAAGCCAGGGCGTTAGATACCTCTGGAAATAACAACCACGGACAAATATATTCTGGTCGAGGATTAGAATTTGATGGGGTTAGTGATCATTTACTTACGGGATACGGTGATGGATTAAATCCTTATACCACCCCTATAACCGTAGCTATTTGGGTTAAAACAGCAGCTGCGGATGGAAAGATATTTATTGGGCCAACCGCAGGTACCAACCAAAGATTTTACATTGGTCACACTGGCGGGGTGTGGGACATGGGTATACAAGACTCCATCTGGAATAGCACTACCAATGAGGTGTCTGGTTTTAGTGACCAGCCAAGTTACGAGGTAGACACGTGGTATAGGATAGTTATCGTGATGAGCGCTGGGCAAGCCACTATGTATGTTAATGGGGTAAAATCTTATGCCAAAACCTACACTTCTTACGTTTTTGATTCAGACATTACAATAGGAAGTTTTGGCGATAACACGTCTTATTATTGGGATGGAATGCTATCTGATGCTCAAATCTGGGACGCAGCATTCACACAAGCCGACGTAACGTACGACTACTTAAACCCAGAATCACTCGCTTTAAATAATAGTGGAACAGCCTTAACAGAATCCAACCTTAAATTATGGTACCCAATGCAAGATGGTCATAGAGGCCAACAATCATATATTTTAGATGGTGCTAATAGTGGGTTGGTGGATGAGAAAGTTACTGATGGAAATTTTCCTTCAGGAACTACTGCTTGGACTTCAGATGCTTCTACTGTTTTTGCAGAAGGAAGTGTTACTTTAACGGGGGGAGGAGATTATAAAAATTTATTGGTGCAAACAAATGTTTTAGAAAGTGGTAAACTTTATAAAGTTACTTATACTTGTGATTTGAGTAGTGTTATATCAGGTTCATTAAAATTACAATCTTTTAGTGATGGCTCAGTGTCAAGGACAGTATTAGACGGAACAAATACAATATATTTAACTGCTAATGCAACTACCTTTTACGTTGGTGAGGGAGGTATGAGTGGAACTGCTACACTTTCAAACGTATCAGTAAAACCCGTAAACGACAAAAACCACGCGACGACTGTGTTTCATGGGGATGAGTTGGTTACTAATGGAACGTTTGCTAGTGGTACAACGGGATGGGATAAAAATACCAATACAACTCTTTCTGTTACTAGCGAGCAACTAGACATACAAAGTGGTGGTGGTAGTGGTGTATATGGATATGCTTATTCTACGGTAAATTTTGTTCAGGGTAGAGCATATAAAATAGATTTAGATGTTATATCTACAAATGTAGCATCTCATATAAGGGCAGGAAGTACGAGCTCTCTAGCTGGAGTCCCTACTAATATTTGGAATAGTGGAGATATTGGGGTAGGTAGCCAATCTATAACCTTTGTGGCCGCGACCAATGCAACTTATTTTGCTATTGGCGGTAGAAATGATATGACTACTTTAGTGATAGACAACGTCTCTATTAAAGAAGTCGGCGTAGCCTCAGGTTGGACAGACGCAGACCAACAATTACATATACCGCAAACAGCTTTGCAATCGTATAATGAGTTGGCTTGGTTTGATGGAGAGGGAGATTACATTGATATTAATCCATCGACAGCTATATGGAATGGAAGTGACGGAGAGTGGAACTCTGTGAGTTGCTGGGTTAACGAAACTGGATTAGATTCAGCTATATTTTATTGGAGTGCAGGTTTCAATCCTGGTTTGTATGTTAAAATCGATGGTAGTAACCACTTGATAGGGTATAATACTGGTAACGGAGAACAATTTGGTATTACCATAGCCTCTACTAGTATAATTAACAAATGGAATCATTGGGTCATGAACTTCAAAAGAAACAGTAATTCTGACGACACAGCTATTAGTGGCTCGGATGTAGAGCTATTTTTAAATGGAGTGAAGCAAACTCTTAGTTACGTTTCTGGATCTAATAGCAACTCTTGTGATACAAGTACCACTCAAAATATAGAACTAATGAGTCATGGTGCTTATTATTTCACTACAGGCGTTATGACGGAGGTGTCTACGTGGAAAGACCAGTTAAGCGATGCTGAGGTTTTAGAACTATTTAATGACGGTAAAGCTCTAGACGCTTTAACTCATTCTAACGCCAATCTATCTGCTTATTGGAGAAACAATGGGTTAAGTACTTGGACTAACCTGGTGAACTCAGGTACAAACGATGGCACTCCAACTAATGTCACCGAAACAATCCTAATCCCACAAGGCGTAGATTCTTCGCGAGATAATCAAGGATTTATAATGAATAAGCAGAAAGATACGAGTTGCTTGAATTTGACTAATGGCAGTGATGATCCACACGTAGATTTAGGTAGTGTTGCTACTGTAGCTGACGACGAGGCTTTTAGTTTTGTTGTATGGTTAAAACCCGATGATTTTACCGCTAATTATTTTATGGGTACTAGTTCAACTGACTATATAAGTGTAAATAGTTCTACTACGCTTGCCATGAGAGCGGATAACGCCACGGCTGTATTATTTACGGTAGACACTATAGTCCCAAAAGAATGGATTCATGTGGCTGTGGTTAAAAAAGCTTCCAATGATTTAGTCACAATATATATTAATGGAGATGCAAGCGTTGACACCGAAACTTTAAACGAACCGTTTGACTATAGGTATTTAGGGTCTCAATATACCTCTAAAAGTTTCAGAGGAGCTGTAGACGGATTCTTGGTATACAACTCTGAATTAGACGAAACAGAAGTAACAAGAAATTATAACGCTACCAAAGGTAGTCACAGAAATTAAAAAATAAAAAATGGCACATTACGAATTATATATATGTTTAAAGAAATCAACTTACGAATCTACAATACCTAGTGTATTACAACCTAAACTTGGTTGGAATAACTATACGTACGAAGAAGACGGTGAGACGATAGCTTCAACAACAGCTTACACTCCAACTTGGAAAGAAGCGGCGTTTAAAGGAAAACTAGGAGCACCTAGAACAAGTCTAGATGGTAACTTAATAGTAATTAAAGGTGAATTTAGCTTAAGAACTGGTGAGTTATCTGCAATAATAGATCTAGGTAGCGGAATGGATTATCCAAACAACTCTGTACTTACAAAAACTGAAGCACAAACATTAGTGAATGGAGAACTGTTCACCGAGTAATAAATTAAATTAACTTAAATTAAATAAAATGGCAAAGAACACAACGAAGAAAATCAAGGAATTAAAGAAGGAAAAACCTTCTAAAATTACAAACGAAGAATTAAATCAAGTACAATCAGTAATAAACGATGTAAATAGAGCTCAGTTAGAGATTGGGAGTTTTGAAAGTAAGAAGCATAATCTTTTACACCATGTAGCGCAACTACAAGAGAAGTTAGGTGAACTACAAGGTAATTTCGAAAAGACTTATGGCACAGCTGATATTAACATCCAAGACGGTACTATAAATCATCCAAAGGAAGATGTCAAAACTGATTAGAAAAATTACCGTAGGTAAAGATTATAAGAACGACGCTATGCATTACGCTGTTGGGCAAGAAGTTTATGGTGGACATACTATTTGCGATATAATAGAGGAGAAGGAAAAATACTCTATATTTATCAAGAAAAATAAAGATGTACTACCGTGGAAAGACTTTAATAAGAACATGGCTGTTTCTGTAGAATATAACCTAGAATATTGATGAAAGCGCCTTTTGACTTTGTTATAAAGCCAAAGGGAAACAGATACAACAATACTACTAAAGTCGGAACTTCAGAATTGATACTTAATACTGAGGTTTATAATCACCAATTTGTGAATAGACAAGCTATTGTTAAATCTGTTCCCACTGCTTTTGAATCAGAAATAAAACCTAAAGACGAAATTGTAGTTCATCACAATGTATTTAGAAGATGGCACGACGTCAAAGGTAAAGAAAGAAATAGTAGAAGTTTCTTTGATGAAAATACCTATCTAGTAAAAGAAGATCAAATATTCTTATACAAAAGATATTGGAGGTGGAAAGCAGTAAAAGGATATTGCTTTGTACAACCTATAAAAGATACAAATTATCTTACAGAAGACATAGAAAAACCTTGCGTAGGTAAAATTGTATATACTGATGGTAGCTTCGAAGAGGGTGATTTAGTAGGATTCACACCTTTTTCTACCTATGAATTTATAATCGATGGTAAAAGATTATATAGAGTTATGACCCAATTTATTACAATTAAATATGAATATCAAGGAAACGAAGAAGAGTATAATCCAAGCTGGGCATAAAGCAGTGGAGGAATTGATAAAGGTAGCTAAAGAAGCTATTGTTGATTCTGGAGATGATATTACTGCTGATAGACTAAAGAACGCCGCGGCTACTAAAAAACTAGCTATATTTGACGCGTTCGAAATACTTACAAGAATTCAAGAGGAAGAAAATCTACTTGAGGGCAGGGTACCTGAAGAGAGAAAGGAAACGGTCTTTAAAGGATTCGCAGAAGGTAGATCTAAGTAATGTACAAGCAAAGTTTAGTTAATACGGTTGAGCCGATAAAAAGAACCACTATTACCAGAATGAACAGAGGTAAGAAGTGGAAGTACGGTTACAACAAAGAACATGATTTAATTGTGTTGTCTCACAATGGAGTTATAGGTGAGATCATAGAAATACAAAATTTAATTATAGCGCTACCTAAACCACCTAAAGAAGTATACAAGCACCAGAAGAACAAATGGGTGAAACAAGAGTATCCCAAAGAGTTACAAAGGATCAAGAATATATTCGATTGGAGGAGTTATCCGGAAAATAACAAAGAAAAATGGTACGATTACATAGACGAAGAGTTTAATCGAAGAGATAAGGGATTCTGGTTCACAAACAATGGTAAACCAACCTGGATAACTGGTACGCACTATATGTATTTACAATGGAGTAAGATTGATGTAGGTGCTCCAGATTTTAGAGAGGCGAACAGATTATTTTTTATATTCTGGGAAGCTTGTAAGGCAGACAAAAGATGTTACGGAATGTGTTACCTTAAAAACCGTAGATCTGGATTTTCTTTTATGTCATCAGCTGAAACAGTTAATCTAGCCACTTTAACAGGTGATGCTAGATATGGTATACTTTCTAAAACTGGTTCGGATGCTAAAAAGATGTTTACCGACAAGGTAGTTCCAATTAGCATAAACTACCCATTCTTTTTCAAACCTATTCAAGACGGTATGGATAGACCTAAAACAGAATTAGCGTATAGAGTACCGGCATCTAAATTTACAAGGAAAAAGATTACATCTAACGAAAAGTTAGAAAATTTACAGGGATTAGACACAACTATTGATTGGAAGAACACTGGAGATAATAGTTATGACGGAGAAAAATTAAACTTATTAGTTCATGACGAAAGTGGTAAGTGGGAAAGACCCGATAACATATTAAATAACTGGAGAGTTACAAAAACATGTTTACGGCTAGGTAGTAGAATAGTTGGTAAATGTATGATGGGCTCAACTTCAAACGCATTAGACAAAGGTGGAGACAATTTTAAAAAATTATACAACGCATCAGATGTCACATCGCGAAATAGAAATGGCCAAACAAAGTCTGGCTTATATTCTTTGTTTATCCCAATGGAATGGAACTACGAAGGATTTATTGACGAGCATGGATATCCAGTCTTCGATAATCCAGATAATGATGTCCTCGGACCAGACGGCGAATTAATAGATGTAGGTATAGTAGAGCACTGGAATAACGAAGTAGAAGGATTAAAATCTGATCAAGATGGATTAAATGAATTCTATAGACAATTCCCAAGAACTACAGAGCACGCGTTTAGAGATGAATCTAAAAATAGTATCTTCAATCTTGTTAAAATATACGAACAGATAGATTACAACGAAGGTATAGGAAATTCATCAGTATTATCAGTTGGTAATTTTCAATGGGTTAATGGTGTGAAAGATACACAAGTAATTTTCTACCCAGATCCAAAAGGTAGATTCAAAGTAAGTTGGTTTCCACCAAGTCACATGCAGAATAAAATCATAATGAAGAACAACGTGAAATACCCCGCTAATGAACACATGGGAGCTTTTGGTTGTGACAGTTATGATATATCAGGAACTGTTGATGGTAAAGGATCGAATGGAGCTTTACACGGACTAACAAAGTTTTCAATGGAAGATTGTCCACCTAATCACATGTTTTTAGAATACGTGGCTAGACCGCAAACAGCTGAGATATTTTTCGAAGATGTACTGATGGCTTTAGTATTTTACGGAATGCCATTACTTTGTGAAAACAATAAACCTAGGTTACTGTATCATTTGAGAAGAAGAGGTTATAGAGGTTATTCTATGAATAGACCAGATAAGCTTTGGAACAAACTATCTGTAACAGAAAAAGAAATAGGAGGGATACCTAATTCAAGTGAAGATATAAAGCAGGCTCACGCGGCTGCTATTGAGATGTACATACAGAGTCACGTAGGTCATTTAGGTGATGGAAATTATGGAAACATATATTTTAACGAAACCTTAAACGACTGGAGTAGATTCGATATAACAAAGAGAACTAAATTTGATGCATCTATTAGTTCTGGATTAGCAATAATGGCTTGTAACAGAAATCTGTACAGACCCAACGCTAAAATTGAGAAGCAAAAATTAAACATAAATATTGCGAAGTATACTAATACTGGAAACGCATCAAAAATAATAAAGTAAAATATGGCAGAGTCTGTTATAAATAATTTCCCTAGTCAAGTTGTAAGTGATGCTGAAAAGCTTAGTTACGACTATGGGTTAAAGATAGCTAAGGCTATAGGAGAAGAATGGTTTAATAATGATAGAAACTCCAATAGACACAGGGTTAGTAATAATAATTTCCACAATTTAAGATTGTATGCTAGAGGCGAACAATCAATACAAAAATATAAGGATGAGTTATCTATAAACGGTGATTTGTCCTATCTTAATTTAGATTGGAAACCAGTTCCTATAATAGCTAAGTTTGTAGATATAGTCGCGAACGGTATAGCTGAAAGAACTTATGATATAAAAGCGTTCTCACAAGATCCCTATGGAGTGTCAGCAAGAACAAAATATATGGAAAATATATTAGCTGATATGCGTTCTAGAGAGTTTGATCAAATGGCTATGCAAGATTTTGGAGTTGACACTAGGTACAGCGAAGATACTCTACCTGATTCACAAGAAGAGTTACAATTGCACATGCAGATTAATTACAAGCAAGCTGTTGAATTAGCAGAAGAACAAGCTATAAATGTTTTAATGGAAGGTAGTAAATACGAATTAATAAAGAAGCAATTTTATTACGATTTAACCGTGCTCGGAATAGGTGCTGTTAAAACTTCTTTTAACACTTCAGAAGGAGTGGTTATTGACTATGTTGATCCTGCTAATTTGGTTTATTCTTACACTGACTCTCCTTATTTCGATGACATATACTACGTAGGAGAAGTTAAAACTATTCCAGTAAATGAATTAGCTAAACAATTTCCTCATTTAACGGAATCTGATCTAGAGGACATAATGAAGAATAAATCTACGAGTAGATCAAACTACAATTCAATCCACACCGAGAACAAAGAAGATAGCAACACAATACAAGTTTTGTATTTTAACTACAAGACTTATATGAACGAGGTGTACAAGATGAAGGAAACTGGATCTGGCGCTGAAAAACTAATACCTAAAGACGACAGTTTCAATCCACCAGAAAACAAAGAAGGTGGGTACTCTAAATTACATAGATCTATAGAATGTTTGTACGACGGGGCTTTTATACTTGGTACTGATAAACTACTTAAATGGGAGATGTCAAAAAATATGATGCGTCCTAAAAGTGATTTTACTAAAGTAAAGATGAATTATTCTATAGTTGCTCCGAGAATGTACAACGGAAAAATAGATTCTTTAGTTAGCAGGATTACCGGGTTCGCTGACATGATTCAGTTAACGCACTTGAAATTACAACAAGTAATGTCACGTATGGTGCCAGATGGGGTGTATCTTGACGCAGATGGTCTTGCTGAAATAGACTTAGGTAATGGAACAAATTATAGTCCACAAGAAGCGTTGAATATGTTTTTCCAAACCGGTAGTGTTATTGGGAGAAGTTTTACTTCAGAGGGTGATATGAATCCTGGTAAAGTACCAATACAAGAAATACAATCCGGAAACGGTGGAGCTAAACTTCAAAGTTTGATCGCTACGTATAATTATTATTTACAAATGATAAGAGATACTACCGGATTAAACGAAGCGAGAGATGGCAGTATGCCAGATAAAAACGCATTAGTTGGGGTACAAAAACTAGCTGCTGCTAATTCTAACACAGCCACTAGGCACATATTACAATCTGGATTATTTCTAACTGCTGAAGTAGCGGAATGCTTATCTCTTAGAATATCTGATATTATAGAATACTCTCCAACTAAAGATGCGTTTATACAGGCTATAGGGGTTCACAACATGGCTACATTAGAAGAAATGAAAGATCTGCATTTATACGATTTCGGTATATTTATAAATCTGTTACCAGATGAAGAAGAAAAAGCTTTATTAGAGAACAATATACAAATGGCGCTACAGCAACAAACCATTGATCTAGAAGACGCTATAGATTTAAGAGAGATTAACAGTATTAAACTAGCGAACCAATTATTAAAAATAAGGAGAGTTAAGAAGCAAGAAAGAGATAGACAACTGCAGTTAGAAAACATAAAAGCGCAATCAGAGTCTAACACTCAAGCAGCTCAAAACGCAGCTCAAATAGAAATGCAAAAAGATCAAATGTTAACCAACGGTAAGTTACAACTAGAACAAACGAAATCCCAATTAGACTCTCAAAAAATGCAACAAGAAGTTCAATACAAAAAAGAACTAATGCAGCTAGAGTTTGAGATGAACATGCAGCTAAAGCAGATGGAGGTTAGTGGGAATAGGGATAGGGAAGCTCAAAAAGAAGATCGTAAAGATCAAAGAACAAAAATACAAGCAACACAACAATCAGAAATGATTGACCAAAGAAATAATCAAAAACCACCTAAAAACTTTGAATCAGCAGGTAATGATATAGTAGGTGGTGGATTTGATTTAGGGGCATTTGAACCCAATTAAGTAAATTATTAATTATTATTATATTATATTATGGCAAAAAAGAAAAAAGAAACAACTGAAGAAGTTGTAGAAAAAGTAGACAACGTAACTAAAGTCGATCTAAAGAAAACTGAAGACGATGATGTTATAAAAGTAGATTTAAGCAAACCACCAACACCAAAAGAAAATGAAGAAATTAAAGAAGACGTTACTGACGACGGAGGAGTGGTTGAACTCGTTGAAGATACCGACCCCACACAAGAACAAGAAGAAGTACAGTCGGAAACTGAAACACAAGAAACTCCAGTCTTAGAAGAAGTAACAAACGAAGAGGTTGAAGAATTAACCGAACAAGTTGAAGAAGCGGTTGCTGAAGCTGAAGCTACTGGAAAAGAACTTCCTGAGAATATCCAGAAGTTAATGGAGTTTATGGAGGATACTGGAGGTGATTTAGAGGATTATATCAAACTAAATCAAGATTATAGCAAGCTAAATGAAAGCGCTTTGTTGAAAGAATATTACAAACAAACTAAAACTCATTTAGATGATGAAGAAATTAACTTCCTTATGGAAGATCAATTCTCTTACGACGAGGATATAGATGACGAAAGAGATATTAAAAGAAAAAAATTAGCATTAAAAGAGCAAGTTGCCAATGCTAAGACTCAGTTGGAGGAGAATAAATCCAAATATTACGAAGATATCAAGGCTGGTTCGAAACTTACGGGTGAACAACAAAAGGCTGTTGATTTTTTCAATAGATACAACAAGGAATCAGAAGGAACTAAAAAAGCGGCTAAAAAGAATACTGAAATATTCGAACAAAAGACCAATAATCTTTTTAACGATAAATTCAAAGGTTTTGAATATAACATCGGTGAGAAAAAATTCAGATTCAACGTCAAAGACGTAGGTGGAGTTAAACAATCCCAAAGTGATCTTAATGGCTTTATGTCAAAGTTTGTCAATAAAGACTTATCATTAAACGATGCTAAAGGATACCATAAATCTCTGTTTACCGCGATGAACGCTGACTCAATTGCTAATCACTTTTATGAACAAGGTAAAGCTGACGCTTTGAAAAACAGCGTAGCTAAATCTAAAAACATTAGTATGGATCCACGCCAGCAACATAGTGGCGAGATCAACGCTGGTGGTATTAAAGTAAGGGTGCTTGGCGAAGATTCTAATGATTTCAAATTTAAAATTAAAAACAAACAATAAATTAAAAAATTAAAAAATTATGGCAATTACACCTGCAACTCAGACAAGAGCAGGCGCTGTTAAGACAGCTCTTTCTGAGAATTATTTAGACATCCAAACAAATGGATGGGCACAGCAATACCTTCCAGACCTAATGGAAAAAGAAGCGGAAGTGTTCGGTAAAAGAACAATTTCTGGATTCTTATCTCAAGTAGGAGCTGAGGAAGCTATGGCTGCAGACCAAGTTATTTGGTCAGAACAAGGTAGATTACATTTATCTTACAAAGGTACTATAGGAACAAATACTGTTAGTACAATTCAATTAGATACTGATATTGACGATCAAGACGTTGGAACTACACACGGTGTTAGAGTTGGAGACACTGTTTTAGTAGCTTCAGCAGCTTTAACTGTTCAGTGTTACGTATCTCAAATTAATTCAGATACTGGTGGTGCACAAAACGCTGGTTCAACTGACTTTATCACAGCTGTTCCTTATTCTCACGAGCATTTAGACGATGCTGGATTTGGAGCTGACGACGCTGTTACTGTGTTAGTTTACGGTTCTGAGTACGCTAAAGGCGTAAATGGTAAAGTAGGATCTAACGAACCTTCTTTCACTACATTCACTAACAAACCAATTATAATGAAAGACATGTACCAAGTTTCTGGTTCTGATGTTTCTCAAATCGGTTGGGTTGAAGTTTCTGGTGAAGACGGACAAAACGGTTACTACTGGTACTTAAAAGCTGAAGGTGATACTAGATCACGTTTTGCTGATTACTGCGAAATGTCACTTATTGAGTCTGAAAAAGCTGCTACAGCTTCTTTAGCTTTAGGTGGTGTTCTTGGTACTGATGAGTTACAAGGTACTGAAGGTTTGTTCGCTGCTATTGAGTCAAGAGGTCACCAAACTTCTGGTGTTACTGGCGTTAACGCTGCTACTGATTTAGCTGAATTTGATGCTATCTTAGCTGAGTTTGATAAGAACGGTGCTATTGAAGAAAACATGATGTTTATCGATAGAGCAACTGCTTTGGCAATGGATGACATGTTAGCTTCTATGAATTCTTATGGGGCTGGTGGTACTTCTTACGGGGTATTTAACAACTCTGAAGATATGGCGCTTAACTTAGGTTTTTCTGGTTTCAGAAGAGGTTCTTATGACTTCTACAAGTCTGACTGGAAATACTTAAATGACTTAGCTACAAGAGGTGGTATCAACGCTAGAAACACTGCTGGAGCTATCCGTGGGGTTGTTATTCCAGCTGGTACTTCTAGTGTTTATGATGAAAGTTTAGGTAAAAACCTAGTTCGTCCTTTCTTACATACTAGATACAGGGCTTCTAACACTGAGTCAAGAAAAATGAAAACTTGGGTTACTGGTTCAGTTGGAGCAGTTACTTCTGATTTAGATGCAATGACTATGAACTTCTTAACTGAAAGATGTTTAGTAGTACAAGGTGCAAATAACTTCATGTTAATGAACTAAGCACAATTATTTTAAAGAGACTGGGATTAGTTTCCCAGTCCCTTTATTTTTATTAATTTTATTATATATTATATTATGGCAAAAAAACAAAAAACACAAAAAGAAGTAGTAACTGAAGAAGTAGTAACTGAAGAAGTTACTCAGGTTGTAGAACAACCAAAAGCAGTTGTTAAAGAAAAACCTTTACCAACACCAAAAAAAGATACTTGGGAGATAAAAGATAGAGTTTATTTTTTGAAAAGTAATAAAAAACCTATATCAAAACTACTAAAAGGCAGTGGTATACACTGGTTTGATGAGAAAGCTGGATATGAAAGAGAGTTAAAGTATACGTCTAATCAAAGAACACCTTTTGTTGATGAGATGGTTGGTGATCAAAGGTTGGAGCATATTATTTTTAGAAACGGAAGTTTAGCTGTACCAAAAAACAAAACGGTATTACAAAAAATGTTGTCTTTATATCACCCAATGAGAAACATTTTATACGCGGAGCATAAACCTCAAGCTATAGCTGCTAATCAGGTCGAAACTATAGAGCTAGAAATAGAAGCTTTAAACGCTGCTATTAACATGGAGATAGATATGGCGGAAGCTATCATGAGAGTTGAAATAGGTTCTAAAGTATCAGAGATGAGTTCTAAGGAACTTAAGAGAGATTTACTATTATACGCTAAGAAAAGCCCAAATCTATTCTTAGAATTAGTTAATGATGAAAATGTAGTTCTTAGAAACTTTGGTATTAGAGCAACAGAAATGGGGATATTGAAATTATCTTCTGATCAAAGAACTTTTTCATGGGGATCTAACGATAGGAAACTAATGACAGTTCCTTTTGATGAGCACCCATATTCAGCTTTAGCCGCTTGGTTTAAAACTGATGAAGGAATGGAGATTTACTCCAATATAGAAAAACGATTAAACAATTAATCAAACTGTAGAGCGGTCGCCCTACGGGGCGATCGTAAACTACAAATTAAAAAGAAATTATGGTAAAGATAGATACAGTATATCAAAGAGTATTAGCATTAGCTAATAAAGAACAAAGAGGATATATAACTCCTCAGGAGTTTAACTTATTTGCCAACCAAGCTCAGATGGATATATTTGAGCAATACTTTTATGACTTAAATCAATTTAGAAGAATACCAGGTAACGATAGTATATACGCTGATATGGTTAATGTCTTAGAAGAAAAAATTAGTATTTTTAAGGAAGGTCCAAAGACAGCTACGTACGAAAGTTACGTGCATAACATTAGTGATCTTTACGTAATAACAGACGTTAATTTGTCAGGTAAAGTAGCGGAAGAAATAAGATATGAAGATTGGTATAAAACACAAAGCGCACCTTTAACAAAAGCCACAAACAATAGACCTATATGGTATAGAAAAGAGGGAAAGATGTATTGGGATCCAGAATCTCTTGGAGACGCGAGCGTACATTACGTAAGAAAGCCAAAGAAAGTAAACTGGACGTATGTTGTAGTTGGGGAAAAGCCGTTAGTCAATATCCACGCCTCTGACTACCAGTCTTTCGAACTACACCCTTCAGAAGAAACAAAATTAGTTATAAAAATATTGGGCCTAGCAGGGATAACACTAAAAGACCCCGCTTTATATCAAGCAGCTACAGCGGAAGATAATAAGAATATTCAACAAGAAAAACAATAATAAATGGGATTATTAGACGGCACGACACAAAACGCTTATTACCAAGGAGGAGAAAAAGGTAGTTATCAATTTACATCTCTAGAAGATATTATAAATCAATTTTTAGTTGCTTACGTTGGAGAAGAAAAGATAATTAACAAAGTAAGTAGAACGGATGTTGCTTTCCACGCGCAAAGAGCCATGCAAGAACTTTCGTTCGATACTTTTAAATCTATAAAATCCCAAGAAATAGTTCTTCCGCCATCCAACACAATGATACTTCCGCATGATTACGTGAGTTACGCTAAATTATCTTGGAGTGATTCTGCAGGTATAAAACATATTTTATATCCAACTTCTAAAACATCAAACCCTTTTAAAATACAGCAAAACGACGACTTAACATACGACTTTACAATACCAGCGGTTGCTGTAATTACTAATGGTGATTTTAGCGAGGCTTTTGGGCAAACTGGAGGTTGGACAGGATCGCCACACCACGGAAGTCAATTTGGTTCTGCTTTAGGAATTGTAAATGGACAATACGAGTGGACGCATACTACACAAGGATTAAACGGGTCATACACCGGTAGACATTTTGCGATATGGCAAGAAATAGACGTTTCGGATATAGATACAATTACAATAACCGCTAAGGGATTATCTTCTGCTGCTAGTTCAGGTAAAAGCGCTGGAACGGTTAGAGTCGGTTTGTCTAACTTTATAGATTTTAACCAGACGAATGCTACTTCAGGTTACGATCCAAATAGAACAAACCCAAACTTAACAAATAATCCTAGTAGAAACTTAGATCCTCTTGTTTTTGATTTGCAAACTATAACTGGTTTATCTAGTTACATAGAATTTAACGACGGTTCTGGATCAATGTCTGCAGATACAACCTTAGAAGATATAGACGTTAGTGGTTTAAATACTGTGTATTTATTAGCCGTGAGTGACGGCGGTCAAACAACAAGTTCCGCTGCTAACGGTACTAACGCTATCGACGATATAGTTTTAACTTTTGATGGTGTGTCTTCTGGGTTGCAAACTACTGGAGACTCTACAACTTGGACAAATTATAAATCTGCAACCCCATCCGAAAATCAAGACGACTACCAAGACGATACTTACTGGCCTAATAACCAAAAAAGATATGGACTAGACCCTCAACACGCTCAGGTCAATGGTTCATTTTATATAGATAATCTAAGAGGATTAATCAATTTTAGTTCTAATATTTCTGGAAAAACTGTGATCTTAGATTATATAAGCGATAGTCTTGGAACAGACGGAGAAATGCAAGTTCACAAATTTGCAGAAGAAGCTATGTACAGATGGATACTGCACGCTATTGCGGCTGGCCGTATGCAAACTCAACAACTGGTGCCTAGACTTAAAAAAGAAAAAACAGCAGCAATAAGACAAGCTAAATTAAGATTGTCAAATATAAAATTAGAAGAATTAACTCAAACACTAAGAGGTAAATCGAAACATATAAAACACTAATATATGCCAGAGATTAAAAATACTTTCACTCAAGGTAAAATGAATAAAGACCTTGACGAAAGAATTATTCCAAACGGACAATATAGACACGCGATGAACGTACAGGTTTCAACATCTGATGGATCAGATGTTGGAACAGTGCAAAACATATTAGGAAATACTAGTGTTGAAAATATTGTCGGTAGTGGATTTAAGTGCGTAGGAAGTGTATCTGACGAGAAAAAAGATAGGTTATATTGGTTTATTAAGGGTAGTTCTATAGATGCGATTTTAGAATATTCCATTAAAAAAGGTACTAACGCGGTACTTGTAGACACTAAAGCAAACACATCTGAAGCCGTGTTAAAGTTTAAAGATAATATTATAACTGGTATAAACATAATTGACGACTTACTCCTTTGGACTGATGGGGTTAATGAACCAAGAAGAATTAATATTGAAAGATGTAAATTAGGTAATGAAAATCTAACAAACTTAAGTACGGCTAACCATACTAAACTGGTGACTGGTGGCGAGGTGACTGAGACAGAAATCACCGTTAAATCAAATTTTACTGAAGTTGGAGTTTCGTTGACTGATATAGATCTTTTTACCACCTCTAGATTAAAAATAGGTGATGAATTAATAAAAATAAGAAATTATAATTTCGGAACTCCTTATAGAAAAATCACCGCTATAACGGGTGACACTATCACGTTAAGTTCCGGTATATTAGGATCTTCATATATAAACCCTGAGGATAAACTAGTTTTCAAAAGGGCTGAAGATGTTACAGAAGAACATATAACTTCTATAAAAAAGAACCCTCTAAAATCCTTAAACTTTGTTATAAACGAAGCTGATCCTTCAGATAAATCTCCTTTATTTGAAAAAATATTCCCAAGATTTTCATACAGATATAAATACGAAGACGGAGAGTACTCTACTTTTGCGCCTTTTACTAACGTGGTATTTAAATCTTTATATGGTAAGGGCCCTAAAAACATAATTGATTATACTGACGCTACTGCTTACGGAATTCAAGAACCATATAATCTTGGTATGCAAAACATGATTCAATCTATTGAATTGAAAGATTTTATATCTCCAGACACACCAAAAGATGTCGTTCAAGTAGATTTATTATACAAGCAAGAGAACTCTCCTATCGTATACGTACTAGATATAATAAAAAACAGCGATGCCGCATGGGATGATGATGGATCAAGTATAGATTCAGAGCACAAAGGTAGTTTTACTGTTAAAAGTGAAAATATATACGCGGCATTACCAGAAAATCAATTACTTAGACCTTGGGATAATATTCCTAAAACCGCGTTGGCTCAAGAAGTCACTGGTAATAGAGTTGTTTATGGTAATTATACTCAAGGATACAACCTTGGAGAAGACGATACGGGTGGTAAGATATCTCCTAGTGTTGTCTCTAGTTATGATTTAAGGAGTGTGCAAGAAGATTTTATAACTGGAGGATTACCAAGTGTAAAATCGCAAAGAAACTACCAAATAGGTGTAGTTTACGGAGATAAATACGGTAGAGAAACACCTGTTTTTACAGGAGAAGACGCTTCTTTAACAATTCCTTGGGAAGACGGTAATTTAAACGCTAGTAGATCGTTACGATTAAAAACCGAAATTAATTCTCAACACCCAGAGTGGGCGAGTTATTATAAGTTTTTTGTAAAAGAGACGTCTGGAGAGTATTACAACTTAGTAATGGACGCTATTTACAATCCTACAGTAGAAGATCTTAGTGAAGAAGCAGAAAGTCACGTTTGGCTTTCTTTTGCTTCCTCTGACCGAAATAAAGTGTCTGAAGAGGATTATATAATATTTAAAAAGAAGATTGGAGAAAACGCTCAAATACCAACGGAGAATAAATATAAAATACTAGATATTAAAAATGAAGCTCCAGAATCTATTCAATACAAGTATTTAAAACTTGGAGAAGTAGATAATACTCTAGGTAAATTAAACGATACAGCCGCAAACGGAGGTATATTCCACGACTCGACAAAACGTCCAATAGCAGTTGGCCCAAAAGGAACTGATTACTTTTATATACATAAAACAAATTGGCAAGCTGATGGTAACAACGGAATGTCTCTTACCGTAAATGACGAAATATCGGATACGCAAGATTTATTTATCTCTTTTGTCAATAAAGAAGGTGAAGTTAGTTCGAAAACAGAAAAATATAAAATAGCATCTATTAGGATAAGTAGTGGTAATGTTTATATAATCCAATTAGAAAAACCTATAACAGATGTAGACGCAGCAATGATGGAAAAATCTGGTACTTCTAGCCAAGAATTACACGATGATTTAGTTGTTTTAATAGAAAGAAAACTAGAAAAAAGTAGAGAGGCTTTTGCGGGTAGATTTTTTGTAAAAGTAAATAACAAGGGGCCAATTGAAGACTTGCAAGACTCAAGTCAAATTGAAACTTTCATCGTAGCGACTCACACAGAAAACCTACATTGGCACGCGGATACTAACACTGCCTCTTACGATCCGGCTAATGGATTAATAAACAACACCTACAATGGTACAGCGCCAAGTGGTGATGATAGAACTTGGGTTGTGACAAGTGGTGGAAATTTAACAAACACAGAGGCTAGTTGGGATAATTTACTAACTGAGGTAGGGAACAATAGGTTTTTCATAGACAATATGTATATGGCTGCCTCGCAGCCTAGCGATATTTTTTACGCTAAGAATTCTGGACAAGGATGGTATGGAGGTAATCCAAATATCTCTGAGGAATTATTATATAAAACTGGATCTGCCTCTAATTCAGTTTGGAAAACAGGAGGCTCGGGAGCCACCAAGGGCACTGGAAGTAATACTGTTCCAACTGGATGGATTATAGGAGGTGGAGGAAAATTCGCGTTTCCTACTAACGCAAACAGCAGTATGAGTTTACAAAATCCTGGCACTCCGTATATTGGAGGAAATTTAATAAATGGTATAGATGGAATTGTTCAAACTACCGATGATCACAATTCGTCTACAGGAATAAGAAGATGGAGAAAGAGTATCTACGAAACTGATTTAACTCAATGGGACTATGGAAATCATCCATCTCATAATGGAAAAAATGTTATACATTTATCGTTTTTAGCACCAGGAGAAGATTTACATGATGGTAGTTGGGCTTATAGTAAAACTCAATGGGATTTTAATAGCACTAAAATTCCTAAAAGTTTACAGGGTATACACGGAGGAGGGGTTTTTACTAAACCTAGTGGTGGTAATTTTCAAAATATTGGAGGCAGTAACTCCGTTGGTTATAACATGGGGGTTCATATGGAATCATCACACCCTTCTACCGCTGGATCCGGTACATACGAAGGAACAACGAACATACGAGGCGCTAATATGTGGGGTTATGATCCAATATATAAATCTAAACACGATAACCAATGGAAACCTTGGATTAAAGCAGATGGCACAACTGATGCCGCGATAGAGAGTTTTACAACAGCCTTAACTAAGTCGGGAGGAGGACAAAAATTCAAATTTACAGATGATCCAGACGAAACAATATATACGATTCAAAGAGTTGTAGAAAAAAGAATTTACAACCACACCCCATGGAGGAAAATGTATAAGCACGATGGAAGTGGCGCGATAGTTGGTACTGGAGATAGCGTAGAAGAAGCGGCTACCATTTGGCGCGAAAATGCTACTGGAGCGAGTATTTACACCCATAGCGACGCTCAGGAATGGATGGATAGAGTGGTTAATTTTGGTAAAGCAAACAACAGAAGAGTTTGTTATATTATACATCTAGAAGATCCCGCTCCTAACCAAGCTTTTCCAACTACTCCTGGGAATTTCGACCCTACTGGTGGTACTTTGTTAAATTCTGTTGACTTCTCTGCCATCGAGTTTATATATGAAGATTTTAATTTACTAGATGGTAGCGTGTCAGAAAATCCAGCTATATGGGAAACAGAACCTAAAGAAAATACTGGTTTAGATATATACTATGAAACTAATCAAGCTTATCCGACAACACTAACGCTGGAGAACATTGAACTTTTCGCGCAAGTTGGATCTGAAATTAAGTTTGATTTATCAGGGGCTACTACTGGTACTTCTATCGGCGTTATAAACGATCCTATAAAACTAAAGGAGTGGATTTCTGCAGATACCTTTACTGTAGAAATATCTCCTACGCAACCTGGAGTTAACACGTATACTGGACTAACGGCAACGCCGACGATGTTAAGCTATATTGGCACGAAGGTTAAATTTATAAAATTAGACGGTAGTTTTACCGAGGGTGTTATATCTGCGTCGCCAACTAAAACTATAGCGGGAGTTTTTTATTTAGTTTACGACACGTTTACAATAACTCCTACCGCTGAAATAGGATTATCTTGGTACAACTGCCTAACGTTTGGAAACGGAATAGAATCTAATAGAATTAGAGACGATTTTAACGCAATGACTTTATCAAACGGAGTTAGAGCTAACGCTACTTTAGACAAAGCATACAAAGAAGAGCATAGAAAAAGTGGTTTAATTTATTCTGGACTATATAATTCTACAAGTGGAGTAAATAACTTAAATCAATTTATAGCAGCCGAAAAAATTACTAAAGATTTAAATCCCACATATGGTAGTATACAGAAGTTATTTTCTAGAAGAATAAGTCTAATTGCATTTTGCGAAGATAGAGTAATTGGAATCATAGCTAATAAAAACGCTTTATACAACGCGGATGGAAATCCTCAAGTAGTAGCTACTAACGCTGTGCTAGGAGACGCTAATCCATTTGTTGGAGATTTTGGTATATCTAAAAATCCAGAATCATTTGTTTCAGAATCTTATAGAGCTTATTTTACAGACAAACAAAGAGGCGCTGTGTTAAGACTATCAAAAGATGGATTAACCCCTATATCGGACGCTGGAATGCACGATTACTTTAGAGATAACTTAAGAACATCTGGTAAACTAATAGGTACTTACGATTCTCATAAGAACGATTATAATATAACACTAACAGATTACTTACCAGAAAACCTTATAGTTAATGGATTGTTAGAAGAGGGAGAGGGAGGATCTACAGAATCTTTTGATCCAACTGATCTCGTTATTGATGGAAGCTTTACAAGTGGTTCAAACGTAGTCCACCCGGCAGTACCTTCAAACGTCGCTAGTAACTCAATTTTAAACAGTACAACTACCATAACTAACTATAATTCAATAGGTCAATACACCTTACAACCATCACAAGCAGAAATGATTCCTAGTAATTGGTTTGATGATTTTCCTTCAAATGGAACTATTTATAAAATGAATTTTCAAACTCAAAGTCCTAATCCACAGGTATTTGGCACCCCACCAAGCGCAGTTGGTGAAACTGGTAACCCGCCTGACGCTGTTCATTGGGGCAGTTTTGTCTCAGGGGATGGTTTAGTAGGCATGGGATATAACACTAAACATACCCCTTGGTTCCAAAATAGCGGAACCGGAAGTTACGGGCAAGCTAATATAAGAGTTAAATTAACAGAGTTAGGAGACGGACTTGTTGCTAGTGGAATGGCGAGTTCTTTTCCAAACGCTATAAATCCAACGTTGTTTCATGGTGAAATATTTAAAGTGAATTTAACAATACAAAATTACGGTCATCCTTCTGGTTCTAGTTTGCACACGACTGATGATATTGATTTTAAAGTGGAATTACTAGACGCGACTAATGCGCTTATTACCTCTGGGCTTTTTATGGATATCGTAACAGCTGAAGGTATATATAATCCTGCAACTGCAGAAGGTTATACTATAGATTCTAAAAATTTAGGGTATGTAAATAATAGTTCGTTATATCAAGGAGCTACTACGTCAGGTATAAAATTTAGCGGTCTACCTACTGTAGGTGGTAACATTATTAATTTATCGTTTTACTTCGCGTTACAGGGCACGCTAGGAACACACTTTGACTTTACAACATACGACGGAAATTCAATATTCCAAATGCAAAATCCGGTGGTAGCTAACGGTTTTAATCTTCGCTTCTCAAACACAGCGGGTGGTAGTAAAACAAATAGAGTTTCTATTAAAAATGTCGAGGTAAAAAAAATCAGGAGATGGACAGACCCAGGAAGTCTTACCCAACAAGATGAATCAATTGGGGAGCCTCCAACAAACATTCTACCTTGGGCAAAAGTTGAGCACACTGCCGTTAATGGTTGGAGCGCTAGTAACAGTAATTTAATTTTAAATGATTTAGCAATATATACATATGGGCCCGACACGGGATCAGGTACCACGGTAACTTACGATGTTTATAGTGGTGGAGCTGCAACAGGTACTGATACTTATTTAGTTCCACCTGATCCAAATCCAAACGGCAATCCCCCAATAACCGCATACAATCAATATACAACAACCACGAACGTTATGGATGGCCCAAATAACGTAATAGGAACGACAGATGATTTTGGTCATGATGGTTATTTAGAAGCAAGTACTGATGTTACACATACCGCACATTTAACACAAGATTTGAGTGTTGCCACTGGTTCTGGACACCCACTAGTAATAGATAACTGGTATGAAGTGAAACTAACCGGAGTTAACGAGACGGGTGGAAACGGTGGTATATTTGTGTCCGATGCTTTAGATTCGAGTACTTTTCCAGCAACAGTACCACCTATTCCTACAGGACACACGTTGCCTGGTCATTTAGGTACGATTAGCGCTGGTTTACATAAGTCAATTAAGTTTAGTGACGAAGGTAGTGGCGTGTGGATAGCTAGATGGCAACAGAAAGATACTAGTGGGGATTTAAATGAGTTAAAAATATACTTTTATGATTTCTCTGGTACAGTAGGTGGAATAGAGTTCGCAGACATTTCGGGTGTAGCAACCGGAGGAAATGCTAATAATTGGAGTCTAGGTGGTAACGAACCTGCGTACCATTACTATAACGCAAAAACCGTATATTATCAAAACGGAGCGATTAAGTGGGATAATGGTGTTGGTGGAAACTATGTAGCCCAAAATTTTAGTGATGAATCAAGTAGCCAAAGTAGAGCGCAAGATATAAGTAATACTCCAAAAGTAACAGAAGATGGATATGAATTAAAATTTAGAATACACAACGTAGTGAATCCTGCTGGTAGTTTAAGTGGGTATGTTACCGCGGCCGAAAGAAATTATGGAACCTCAGCCAATCCTGACCGTAAGGCTTATGGTTTTGAATTTGTAGGTTTAGATACTGATGGATATTACAAAGTTTTAGGAAATTTTGATGGAACTACCGTTCCAACAATAGCTAAATACGACTCGAGCTATACTACAGAAGACACTTCTCAATCCAACTTATCTGCTTCTATAAAAACTACAACGAACTACGGGCACATGAATAAAATAGTTTTCCGAGTTCCAGATGGTGGTTCTTTTAATGGGAGAATAGATGACGTGTCCTTAATGGATGTTACTAATTATTTCACCACAACAAACGCGGGATCATGGGTGTTTGGTGGATTTAATCAAACTTTAGAAAACTATATTGTTTTTGACGACGTTAATAAAAATATAGTATTTACTAACGCTCCTGATACGGTCTCTTTAAAACAAAGTATTCCAGATCATGATTTTACTACTGGAGCTACTACTCGATTAAAGTTTGATGCCATTGGTATAACTAGCGGTTCTATTAGTGGATATTTTTATAATAACGAAGGAAAAGGATTTGCTTTTGGACCAATTGACATTGATGAGAATCACGACAAAGAATACGTTATGGGGGACGACGAATCCGCGGTCTCTGATGCTAGCTTGTTACGTAACACATTTGTTATAAGTGTAGATACTGGAGACTTTAGTGGAACTTTAGATAATTTTGAATTACATAGAATATATCCTGAGTTTATACCAACTACTATTACTTATAGTGAAGATGTTAAAGGTTGGACAAGCTTCAAATCATTTATACCAGAATCTGGGGTTAATTTATCTAAAGAATATTACACGTTTAAAGAAGGTAGTCTCTATAAACATCACAGCGAAGACGTGGATAGAAACACGTTTTACATAAATGAGTTTACAGAATCTTCTATTACAACAATTTTAAATGCAGAACCATCATTAGTAAAAATATATAACACGTTAAACTACGAGGGTAGTCAATCTAAAATAAATCTTCATGATACTCAAGATGTTTTTGACGCTAATGGCAGCACTGTAACTTTATCTAACGCTGAGATATATAATTTAAAAGCTAAGGATGGTTGGTATGTTGATAGCATAACAACAGATAAGCAAAGTGGAAGCATATTAGAATTTATAGAAAAAGAAGGGAAGTGGTTTAACTACATTAAAGGAACTGGAATGACAGACACAACACTACCATCTACAGCAGATTTAAGTTTTCAAGGATTAGGAATGGTGTCTAATACAATATAAAAATGAAATTAATAACTAGCTTTAACATAAACGAATCAAACTTATCAACCTTATCTAACTTTAGACAGTTTTCTATCGAAGGGGAGAAAGATGCGGAGTTCATGTTGCAGGTTGTCAATTCTTCTCAAGAATTTTATAACTTTAGTTCTAAATCTTTTACAGCGGCGTTTACTTCAGAGAATAATTTAACTGTTAAAATGAAAAGTGGTATCTATAACGGTTCTATAAAGTTCCCAGCAAACGCAAGTGGAGATGTTTATACTGTATTAATATTAACGGGTGCTAGTGAAGATACTGAACTAGGAATTGGGTATGGAAAAAATTCGTATAGTACATCTATAACACAGGTTGGAGACAGTACTTTAACTTTTACACCGCTATCTGCCACGAGTAGTAAATACGATAGTATGCCTTCAAATATAACCTCCGTGGGATCTCCAGGTACTTTTAACGCTACGAAATCACTTAATTGGGATCTTCTAGGTCAGCAAAGTGATGCGAATGGATTTGGTCTTAGACTAATAAGACAACCTATAGATACCGATTGGTATTTCCAAACTACAGAAGTAATATCTTCAAATCCATTAGGAGACGCGGTAAGTAATAATACCGTGATAGTTTCTGATTTAACAGATATAGGGACTGGTATGGAATTAGTATACCACAAAAGCACTACGGCACCAGCGGCAACAACCGTTATAACTGCCATTAATCAATCTACAAAAACTATAACATTTTCAACAAATACAGCTTTTGAAGATGGAGAGACAATGACATTGAGAGCTAAAGGTTCGAGTGTTATACAAAAAGCTATTGGAGCTAATATCGACTTCTCTAATTTTAACGCTAGCACAACCTCAGCAACCTCTGCAGAATTAACTAAAACGGTTAGAGAAGCAGCGTCAGATAATAACATTGCTTTAAACGGAACGTACGGTATATCTGGAGGTGGATTTGTAACAATGTCTGGCGCTGGGATGAAGAACACTGGTGGGAACGCGGTTCAAGTAGTGGCGCCTGGAGAGGGTGACGGAAGCGTACTAACCGAAGAAAGCCAGTCTATTCAAGAAGGTACTAGAATATACTTTACAGGATCGACGCTAACAATATCTGTTGTAAATACTTTTACGATAAATTCTCATCCATCTGCAAATAAAACAATATACTTAAACTTAGATAACTTTATAACACCGGGAATTTCCGGATCATAATATGGCGTTAAGAATAAATTTAAAAAACGAAATTGATAATGTATCCTTACAAGTTGGGGATATAGCTTACTACGTTAAAGATGATGATACTAGTACTTCTGTAGCTAGTTTTACCGATAGCGTTAAAAGAATAGGTAAAATAACTAGTATAGGAACCTCATATATAATTGTTGGTTCGTCTACTAACGATCCTCCTGACGATGCGTTTTTGATGTTCTCTAAAGATAAGGTAGCGAATAACACGAGTTTAGTAGGTTATTTCGCAGAAGTAAAGCTAAGCAACAACTCAACTGAAAAAGCAGAATTGTTTTCGTTGGGTTCTGAAATAACGCCTAGTAGTAAATAAAGTACAAAAAGTGTAACTATATAGTTACGAATTAAATTAAATTAAATGGATAATATTAACTTTAGAACCTTTAAGCAAGGTGACTATGAAACATGTTGTGAGTGGTGGAAATGGTGGTGGGGATCGTTTGGAGCAGAACCAATTAGAAGAGGGTTTTTACCGAAAGACGAAAGATGTTTTATAATTGAAAAAAATGACACGCCTATCGCTGCGACTTTCTTAATACTATCATATGACATACCAGCGGTAGCTTGGACTACATATTTAGTTTCAAATCCAGATTACAGAGAGAAAGATAGAAGAGATATAATAGGGACATTAATAAATAACGTAGAAAAGGAAGCTGAAAAATATGGGGTATTACAGTTGTTTACCGTTTGTGGAGATACACATATATCAAATATATACAAGAATTTAGAATGGGAAATGGCCCCTGCAAAATACGAGGCGTTCAAATACATAGAAAATAATTTGAGAAAAATAGATAAAAATTATGGGAAGAAAAGCAAAAGCTAGACAATCAGCATTAGAAGAAAAAATGTTTGCTGCCACTGAAGAACAGTTGGCGAAATACAATGAAGAACAGGTAGTTCAACGTGAACTTTTAGAAGTGCAAAAAGGAAAATATAGACAGTTTCAATTTGAAAATCCATATGGTGATATGGAAAACTATTATGAAGATATGACCGTTGACACTACTGCGGCAGATTATCAAATGAGACAAGGTCAACAACAAAGATCTAATATAATGAACCAGTTAAGAGGTGTAGCTGGTAGTAGCGGTATAGGTGGGTTAGCGCAAGCATTAGCAAATCAAGGCACTTTACAAGCTGGACAAGTCTCAGCTCAATTATCTCAACAAGAAAGACAAAACGCTATGATGGCTGCTAAAGGAGCTTCTGCTGCTGATATGGCTCAAAGAGGTGGTGCAGCTATGGTTCAATCCGCTGAAATGCAAAGACAATCTACCTTACTCGGTATTGAGTATGGTGGTATGGCTGGGGCTAACGCTGGTGTTCAAGCCGCTTATGGAAATCAAATGTCAGCGTTTGGAGCGAGCGCTAATATGATTGGTTCTCAAATGCAGATGACGGGTCAAATGTATGGAGCAGCTTTTGAGGCAATAGGAACAGCGAAAGCATCTGACAGACAACTTAAAAAGAATATAAATAAAATTGGTGAATCACCTAGTGGATTAAATATATATAGTTTTGAATACAAAAACTCTAAATATGGAGAGGGATTATTCCAAGGTGTAATGTCTGACGAAATACCTCAAGAAGCGGTTGGAACAAGAGATGGTTATGATACTGTAGATTATAGTATGTTAGATGTAGAATTTAAACAAATATAAATATGGCGACAAATTTAAATCCAGGTGCAGATGCAACATTAGTACAAGCGGCAACAAACGCCGCGATGGCAAACGTACCTTTAGATCAAAGTAAAGCTTATGCACAACTTGCAGCGGGATATGCAAAGTTCGCGGATGGAATGGTGTCAATGTACGCACCTATAGCTAAACAGGTGGGAGAAGCGGCGGCACCTCTTGTAGAAAAAGTAAAAGAAAAAGTTGGTGAGAATTTACAAGAGCTTTGGTTAGCTATTAACACCCCTTTTAAAGACGAATGGACAGTTCAACCTAACGAGAAAGGGGAGCAAATTACAAATTTGGTTGAAGAGTGGGAAGCATCTGCAGGGGAGGGGAATTTACTAGAGTCGTTTAGTATAGGTAATTATAATAGTGCCGACATCGAGAAGTTTCAAACGCGAATAGAAGAATTATACCCAAACGCTTTTCCAAAATGGGGTACCGATGGTAGAATGGGGCTAGAAACAGAAACGGCTATTAAAAATTTACTGAAGGATAAAGAAGAATACGGTAAATCTGGTCCAACGATTCTACCAGGAAAAACGTTTTCATTTGATAATGGCCAAGGTCAAACTAATAATATATCGCTAACTGGACAAGACGAGTATATCCAAGGGTTAAAAGATGAAAATGCAAGTATTGAAGCGGAGTATGCGAGTAATATTATAGACAAAACTGAGCGTGATAAAAAGTTAGCGATTAATAAATCTAAAGCTCAAAACGCTAAAAATTCAGCTAGAGCGTTTTCAAAAGAACAAGTAAGAGTTATGAATCTCATTAATAATAATAACTTCAATCCAATGGCATCAGGAGCTATGGGTATGGATTTCATTAACGCGGCGATAGAACGTGGTAGATCCGCTGCAGACGGATCGCGCGTTGTTAGAGGTTATGATGATGATGGGAATATAGCTTTAATATGGATAGATAAATATGGTAGAGCTAAAATAGATCCTACCACTGGTAAGTCTTGGGTTGTTTCGCAAGGACAAATGAAAAAATTCATAGTTGAAAAAGATACTGAATCTGAACTAGCTATAACAAAAATCGTTACAACAGACCAGCAAGCACTTGGAAAATCTGGCGTAGAGTTTAATGGACAAGAGATCATGAACAATGCCACTAAATTGATCTCTGATGGTGGAGAAAAAACCTTCTTACATCTGACAAATACACCCTTAGCAGATAATACCGGAACGTATCGTGAATATGTCTATGGGGCTAAGAAAGACGAAAACGGTAATTGGGTATTTGACCCAACAAAATTAAGTCAGGAAATATATACTCAATTAACTATGTTAGGTAGTCAATTTGACGCTGATGGAAACGATAGGGTTGACGCCCAAGACTTTAATACACCTGAAAGTAGAGCGGCGCTAGCTAATTATTTAACTAGTTATAATCCTACGTCTGTAAATGCTTTTGCTAGCTTTATGAAAGACACAGCTGAAGGATACCACGCTCAAGGAGCTGGGATGATAAAACCAGCAAAAACAAAAAAGAAGACAAAAAAAAAGACTGATGAAAACAAAGAACCGGAATTTGATGAAACTCGTGATGGCGGTGATAACACCGAAACAATTAACGTAGATAATAATAGTGTAGAGGAACTTATGAAGAAATACTCCGGGCAAATGACCCTTGAGGAATCAAAAAAGACATCTATTGTTAACGAATTAATTAAATACGACTCAAATCCAAATAGAAGTTTTAAAGGAGAGTTTACTACATCAGATAATAAAAATGCTTTTAACATTTATGGGTATTCCCCAGCCCAAGCTAAGTTAGCTATTAAAGATATTGACAAGCATTTAGGAAGCGGCAGAGAGTACACCTTCCAAAAGTTTTTTGAAGATCATTTTGACTACGTAGGGGCGACCCGTCCGCTTGGTATGATGGGGGGAACTGAAGATTGGATTGATGCTAGAGCGGCTTGGAAGCAAATAAAACTAGCTTATAGTAATAATCCATTACTAAAAGATGTAGATAAGTTAGATTTAACAGGTCAAACAGGAGGCGGTGAAGATTCTGGAAGATACACCACAAACAGCGCGATTCAAGCGTTTCTTAAATCCAATGCTATAGGAGGATACACAGCACCTACTACCATATATAAATAACGCTAAACTCTATGGATATAAAAACAGTAGTACAGAACATGATCAATGCTGGCGAATCTGAAGAGAATATCGCTAAAGTTATTCAATCGCTTTCGCCAAAGAAGGTAAAAGAAGAAAAGACAATTGTACACGCCGACGCTTTAGACATGGAAACCGAGGTTAGTGATGGTTGGTTTAGCATGGAAGAGGACGCCGCTAAGTTTTTTACTAAACATTACCAAAACCAAGGTTTAAACGTAGGATTTAAAGAAGCTAAAGTAGGACACAACGCGTTGCAAATGCAAGTTAATGGAAAGGATTTTGGTGAAATAATAACGCTACACCAAGGCGGTAAAGCAATGGATTTTGGAGAAATTCAAAAACATATACAATTTAAGATAGATGACGCCGCTGCTAGTGGCGCTCTTGGAGAAGAATTTGGTGACAAAGAATCTTCAACTAAGAGAACGAAAGAAATCTTAAGCCTTATACCTGATGCAAACATGCTTGAGAGTGATGACACTGGAGAGGGTCGGGCTGAACTTGCCCACGCCCTTGACAAGGCACAGGGGATAGACGTGCAATTTGACGGAAGAATTAACGAAGATGGTTGGGGAAACGAAGTAGACGTATTTGATAAATTCGGAAACAGAAGATCTACAGAAACTCAAAACGTACTAACCAAAGGAAAGGAAGTATTTGGAGAAATATTCGGAGCTATATCAGGAGAAGGATACGACCAGTATATAGGTGATCTAAGTGGTGGAGTTGAACTTGAAGACGGAACTTATGTTCCTTATTCTTATATTTGGGATAGAAGAAAAGAATTGTTAGAGTTAAAGCAAGACGGATTGGGATTACAAACAGAGTATGTAAAAGAAGGTGATAAATTAGTACAAACCTTTAAGTATGACGAGAACTCTGATATGAACTCACTGTATAATAAAAAAATATCTGAAGAAGGATTTGGAAGTGAAGGCGCGCTCGACGACTACATAGGTGATAACGCCTTTGTATATTTTTCTCCAGGAGAGCAGGAAATAAGACTTAAACATATAGAACTTGAGGGTATTGAAGATGAAGCTGAAAGAGAGCTTATAAAAGCTGATATAAATAAAAAATGGAAAGAACTATATCCAGATTTATCTGATAGCGACATAGAAGATTTAACGCTATACGATAAAGACGGTAATTTCCTTCGTATTAAAAAACCAAAGATAGAGCAAAGAGGTGATGTAACAGAAGAAGAAACTCTAATAGAAAATGAAGCTGATGAATTAGCTAGAGAAAATATTAATGATTTAGATTATTTAGTTAAAAAACGCCAAGAAGCTTATTTACGTTTAATACTTTTAGCAAAAAGAGTTAGTGGCAATAAAGATAAGGTTAGTGATCAAACAAATTATTATGCAAAGCAATTTGGAGAAATGTTTGACTTTTCCAATGACGCTTTAATAAAGGATCTTTCCCAATTAGAGTCAATTGCTAAATTTGAAGATATTTTTGCGATTTCAGATGCGCTTGGAGAAGGCAGAACGTTAAAAGACGTTGATATTGGTATTTTAAATCCAAATCTAGGGTCAGATGGAAAACCAAGTAAATATAATATAACAAACGAAACGTTAAGTAATTTACCTGGCGGTTCGGCTTTGGCAGAGGAATACAACAAGGCTTTATTAGATTTTAAAGTATTATCTAGATCCGTAGATTTAAATCTTGATATAAACCAAACGCCCGAAGAAGGTTTATTCACGGAGATTGTTGATGATCTAGGGAAAAGTATTGCTGGAACTGGTATCGTTAACGAGGTAAGTCAAGACGAAGTTAGAGACGCTTATAGAGGTATATTGGAGCATGATGGCTACGAAGTTCCAGAACATGTTATAGAGTCGTCTTTTTGGAAGAACGGTAGGTTAGGTAAGAATAATGCGACTAGAGACAACATAGAATCTGGGGCCGAAATAGTAACAGATTTAGCACCACTATTAATTGAATTAGCTGTGTTTAAGAAACTTGGTGGATTAAAGAAATTACAAACCATACTTGGGTCTGCTAAAAACTCAAAGGGACTTCGTACTGGATTAATAGGTAGGCTTACTAACGGTAAAAGATTTCAAGGTAAGGTACCTAGATTTTTAGTAGATAAAATGATTGCTCCAGGTGTTATAACCGCTGCTGAGTGGGCTTCTGCTGAAAGTCTTGGAGAGTTAGCTACTGGTGGGGCTTGGAAAGCACATACTATTGATTGGGAGAAAGGTGAAACAAATCTAACTATGCCGATAGCTATGGGTATGTCAGCTGGTATGTTTGGTGCGTTTTCTGGAGCGGCTATGAAAGGATTCGAAAGATATGTTCCTGGAGGTAAAAGATTTTTAGCTAACGTAAAAGATCCTAACGCTTGGCAAAACGCTAAAGCGCTTGGAATTGGAACAAAAAAAGCAGTGGGGACTCCTTTGAGAATGGCAGGACAAGGAGCCACAGCTACAGCACTGTTAGTAACAGCGGAAACAGCACAAGCTATTACAGACGATTTACTTGCAGACGGAAAAGTTGACTGGGCCGCAAAATGGAAGACTATATCAGATACAGATCATTTAATCCAAACGTGGATGGCAATGACAATTCTAAGTGGTAAAGATGTAGTTCCAAAAGCTAGAGAAGCTTACAGAGCAGACGTCGCTAGATTAAAAAGAAATACAGAGGCAACAGAAAAAGCATATAAAGAATTAGGTGTTGATAAAAATTCAACAGAAACAGAGATAGATCAAGCTGCAGAAAGAAAAATAAAGGAAACTGAAGAGCGTGGTAAGTTGAAAATGATAGAACCAGAGCAGAGAAAATTAGATGGTAAACAAGTTCTTGATTTTCAACAAGAAAGTGGTTTAACTAATGCTGAGGTAAAAGCTAAGGTTGAAGAGATCAAGAAGGCACAGAAAGATCTTCAATCAGATTTAAGGATAAAAGACGCTAAGGCAGCGGCTATATCTGCTGGTAGATACTACGAGGATTGGGTAAAGCCTAATTACGACCGGATGCAAAACATAAAAAACAAACCACCAAACGAATGGACTATAGATGATTACAACGCTATAAGCGACCTTACGTTTGATCAAATGTACGATGTTTTAAGAAGGAATGGTATGGAACCAAATACAGCTGAATTCAAACTAGCCGAAGATATACATGCGAGTGTGAAGCATTTAGATTATGTAATTAAGGAATTAGGTATAGACGCTAAGTTACCAGAGTTTAGAGAAGAATATATACGAAATACTTTAAGTATAAATATAAATGACTCTCGTATTAAACAACTAAAAAAGATAATTAAAGACGGTAAAAACGTCGGATTAGCTAAAGTTGAGTTAAATAAACTAGAAGAAGCTAATAAAATAACTTTAGAAAAGAATATTACCCTTGACAAGAGAGCTGGTGTAGAATACGAAGTAAGATTAAAAGCAGAGGTAGCGGCAGCAAAAGTATTGGCAGAAAGCTTAGGTGCTAATATAAAAACATACAACGCTAAAGAGTGGAAAGAAGCAGGGTTTGAAGAGGCTGAAGGTTTTTATAGAGAAGTAGACAGTAAGGGAGAGATACATTTAAATCTAGATGAAATTAGAAAAACTGGTAACTTAGGGGCTCCAATACATGAAGTTATTCATCACGTTTTGAGAAACGCTATTACAAAAACAGTTAAACTTAAAGGTGGAAAAACTAAAAAAGTTGTAACCGAAAAAGGTATGGAAATAATTGACGGTTTAATGCAAAAGTTTTCTCCAAAAGAAAGAGAGATAATTCAAAAGAGAATTGACGATAATTATAGATATGACGAGACTGGTAAAGAAAAAGCCAAAGAAGATTATTACGACGAATATATAACTGGTATTGGTGATGCTATTAAGACGAAGCAAATAAAGTATGATCAAAGTAAATTCCGTAAAATAGGTAAGTTAATATATCCCATATTAAAACCTTTAATGCCGAATCTTTATGATTATAAATTAAGTAAAACTAGTTCTGCTGAAGCAACTAAAGATTTGTTTAATATGCTTGGTGATATTCATTTAAGCTCTTCTAGTAAAAGAGTTCAAAAAGCATTGCAAAAACTCGCTGAAACAAATCCTAAAAAAGCCGCTGAAATGGCTGATAAGGCTATAGAGAAAAAATTATCTAAAACAAAAGAAAAGGAAATACAAGATTTAGGAAATGAATATAGAGTACTAAACAAAAAGGGTAAAGAATTTTTACAAAAATCAATTGAGAGAGGTGTCTTTGATGCGGTGGAAGTAAAAAAATACATGAAAAAGAATAATCTTTCAGAAGAAGGATATTTCAAGGAAACCGCGGATAATAAGTATTTTAGCGCTAAGAAATCTAAAGATCTATGGGATGAAAAAGGCGCTGATAAAGTTCTAGGTGAAATATATGGAGATTTAGAAAATCTAGCGGGTTCTAAAGCAAAAGAATACGAAGGCACGCCTGATTTCTCAAAAGAAGACTTTATAAGCAATACTGTGGTGGAAATGGTGATTCATACCCGTAATTTTAAACCTGGAGAAAATAATAATTTATCCGCATGGATTAACTCCCAATTAAAAAACAAAGCCTTAGAATCCATAAAGCCTAAAACCGGTATTATTAAGGGAAAGTTTGAAAAACAAATTGGTGGTGAAGAAATAAGAGATATAGAGTCAAAGGATATGACGGCTGAAGAAATATATGATGCTAAGCAAGCCGCAAAAGCAATAATTGAAAACGCTACTAATCTTAGAAAATCTTTAGTCAACGAAAAAGGTGAACATTATATTACGGAATCATTTATCAAGGAAGTAGAAAATGCAACTATGAAAACCTTGATGCAAAAACTACCAGAGATTCCTACTAAAGAATTTAAAAAAGCGTTGTCAGATTCTTACGATTCATTTCTTAGAGACAAGATGGTTCAAATAATGGGTAAGGGAAAAGAGTATGATACATTTTTAGAAAACACCCGCGAAACCATACATGAATACATGCCAAAAGAAACCTTGATACAATTAGAAAGATTAGTTCATAGTAAAAAAATATTAGCTAAATATCCTAATGCTAAAAAAATATTTACAACTAAAAGAAGAATTACGAAACCTACTGAGGTTGATTTGTTGGTTAGCAAAGAATTACTACCTAAAGATGTTAGCAGAACCTCGGGCCCTAATTTAATTACTAAACTTGAAGCGCCAGGTATTAGAGAACATATGGCTTTTTTCAGAGGTAAATATACAGATCCAATTACCGGGAAAACTGAAAGTATGTTGGATATATTGGGGTACGAAGTAAACGAATCTCAACTAAACAATAGGAAAAGTAAACTAGGAGGAGAGTTAAGTATCAATATGGCGTTTGATAAAACTATAGAAACTATGCGACTTCCTGAGGTAATGAAGAGAAGGAGAGAAATAGAAAATACTACTAGCGAACAAGCTCAATTAGAAATAGCTGAAATAGCTAAACGCATCGACAGGAATCCTGACATGAAGTTTTCTAAAAACAAAGTAAAAGACTATGAGAACGCCGCTTCAGTAGAAAGAGATATGAACTACTTGCTTAGAGAAATTCGTTTAAAAGGTAGAGAAGAAGTTTATGATTCCAAGGGTAAATTATTAGATACTTATAAAGACAAAAATATAAGTAAGTTTACGTCTGATTTTATTTTAGATTTAGATAACAGAGGTTTAATATATCCAGAACCTTATAAATCAGAAATCGTAGCCCAACAAAGATACTTACAAGGATTATCTAGTAGTATTAGATCTGGTTCTTTTGAAACAATACCTATACAATATGGAATAGAATTAGGGAAACCTTTTGGACTAGAGGTGTTAACAAAAAAAGTTACAGAAGGTGGATACCCTGACTTCCACTCTACTGTCCACGGAGTACCTTTTAACGTTGAGGTTAAAATGTTTGATTCTCAACTACCAAGAACTGCCGTGGGTGCTACTTTAAACTTTACAACGGGTAAACATTCGTTTAAAGGAATTGAGCTAGCAGATGCCCAAATGCAGGGCATGTTAACGGAAGTATCGCCAGCACTTAAAAATTGGCAAGATTTTGTGTTAAAAGAAATGCAACAAGTAGGTATAAACATAAAAGAAATAACTAACACAACAAAAGTTCCTGAAGATATATATTTAAAAGCAAAAAACGAAGGACTGCAAGTACTAACTAGTATAACTAAGCCGTTTGAAAACGGTCTTGATTATATTAGAGACAAATACGCTGCAAAAACACTAAAAGATGGTACTTCTGTTTCTAATCACTACATAGAGGTACAAAGCACGGCTGGCAAGGAATTAGGATTGTATAAAATTAGTGATTTCAATCCTTTAGGATTAAAAGTACCAAAACTAGACGCAAAAGTAAATTTAAAATTACGTTTCTCGGCTACTAGTTCTACTCCGGTTAATGCACCTAAGGGATATGAGAAATTCCATAAATCTGGACAAAAATACTATTCGCCATCTATGGCGTTTATTCCAGTTATGAATATGCGTAGTATATCAAAGAGCTCTCCATATTCTATATCTGTTAAATCAAAGTTCATGAAACTTCTTAAGTCTCCTGAGTTTGTGAAATTAAAAAAGCTAAATCCCAAAGAAGTAACTGACAAAATAACTAAAAATGTTCAAAGCATTGTTGGTAAGAAATACTCTAAGTCTACTAAAAAAGAGATTATAAAGGACATGGAGACTATCGATAAAGCCGTTAACTTAGGTAGACTAGTTAATAAGAAGAAAAAAGGTATGAGTGCTTGGGATTTTGATGACACGCTAGCTTATACTAAGGGTGGTGTTAGATATACTTTACCTAATCCAAGTGGTAAACCACAACCTAAGAAGAAAGTTATATTTGTGGCTGGTGGTGCTGGATCTGGAAAGTCAAATGTTATTAAGCAACTAGGGTTAGAAAAACAAGGTTTTAAAATTGTTAATCAAGATATATCTTTAGAGTGGTTAATGAAGAATCATGGATTACCTAAAGACATGAGAGATTTTACCACAGAACAAAAAAGTAAATTTGGTAGTCTTAGTCACCAAGCAAGAAGTATAGCACTAAGAAAAAGAACAAAGTTTCAAGGTAAAGGAGATGGTGTTATTGTAGATGGTACTGGAGCTAGTTTAAACGTTATGAAAAAGAACGTTAAGGAATTTACAGACAAAGGTTATGATGTTCAGATGATGTTTGTGGAAACTTCTAAAGACGTTGCTGTCGCAAGAAACAAAGCTAGAAAAGAAAGATCACTTAGCACGAAAATAGTAGAAGGCACGTGGGAAAAAGTTCAGGGGAATAAAAAAGCATACCAAGAATTATTTGGAGAACGATTTGCAGAAGTTAATACCGATAACTTAAAAATGAAAGATCCAATGCCACCTGAGTTGGTCGAAAGCTTGGATGCGTTTACTAAAGGATATATCAAGGCTAGACTAAATGCCGGTGAGTTCGCTGACAAAGGCGCTAAATTAAAAGAACAAGGAGCTGAATTTGATTTTGCTGAATTTGACGTTGTTACAGGTGGCAAAAAAGGACCTTTCTTTCAAAAAGCCTTAGATAGAGTTAAGAAATTCGGATCAGAACATCAGTATATAATAACCGCTAGACCACCAGAAGCACAAGTACCTATACACGAGTTCTTAAAATCTCAAGGATTAAATATACCGTTAGAAAACATTAAGGGATTAGGAAATAGCACTGGAGAAGCAAAAGCTATGTGGATGTTAGAGAAGTTTTCAGAGGGATATAATGACATGTATTTTGCCGATGACGCCTTAGGAAACGTTAAGGCTGTTAAGGATGTTTTAGAACAACTGGACGTTAAGTCTAAAGTACAGTTAGCTATGCGTGGTGAAGACGCTAAGATAGAATCTAAAGAGTCAGTTAAAGACGTTGATAGGTTAGATGCTCCTGAGAACTACGACAATATAAAATATTCTAAAAGCCATAGATCTGAATACGAGAACACGATATCTAAACATCGTCCTGATTTAGTTAAAGAGGGAAAAGTGTCTCAAACTATAGACGCTATGTTTGATTTTGTAGACGGATTAAACATACCTGGAAATAAGAAAAGGAAGTATGAGCAAGTAACTACTAAGTGGTTAGCTACAAGTAACATAAAGCTAAAAGAAGATTCATATAAAATAAAAGAAGCTGTAGAATTAGCTGAAAAACATAAAGAGGACATATTCTCTTATAAAAATCCTAATGAGATTATAGAAAAATATGCTGGTAAAGCTAAAACAAAACCAACAGATCCTAACACTGTAAAAGAGTTTGCTAAAGGCACGGTTACAAACAAAGAGTACGGTATAACAGAACACATTGTTGAGAACACTAAAGAGGGACAACTTGCTGTTAGAAAGGTTATGGATACTCATTTTGGAGAAAATTCTAATCCATGGTGTCTTGCGCAGAAGAAAGATGGTAAATTAACAGATGACGCTTGGATGAGTTGGAGAGGTTATGAAAAAGGCCCAAAGAGTATGGTATTCCAAAACGGTAAGTTAATAGCATTCAAAGGTAGTGAGCAATACTGGGACAGAATGGATAACGCTACAGACGCTCCTGTTGTACAGATTAAAGAAGGTAGAGTTACTAAAAAAGTAGAGTTAGTTCCTATTGGTGGTGGAAAAGCTTCGGAATTTGTTAGGGAAACTAGAACTGTTAGTAAGGACAAAAATACTGTTACAACAGAATATGCTACAGAAACAGAACATTATGAGGTTGGAACTACCGTTGTAGAAAATAGAGTTAATGGTATAACTGTTAAAAAGACTACATCTCGTCCTAGTTTTGACAAACAAGGAAACGATGTAATGCAAGTTATGGAAGTAGTAAACTATAATAAAAAGGGTAAAGCAACTAGTAACAAGAATTTTGAGGATGGGAAATTAATAGCTATTAACACATATGGTAGACCTTTTGGTGAGGCGAAAGTTGAGCAAATAATTAAAGAAAAAGGTGATCAAATAGAGTTTATGGACACAAATCGTTTTGGAAGAAGCGAATATTTTGCAGAAGCTCTTGTTGAGAGTAAAATAACGGAAATAGGTTTTCAATTGGGAAGAGGCATTAAGCTAGAAAGTGTTATTAAAACATCTCCTGATGGTGAAATAAGATTAGATCTTAATAAATTACGTAAAATAGATCCTGACGTTAAAGGTTTGCCTAAAGAGACAGCTGGAGTTGAGCAATTTAAATTCAGTAAAAACAAAAAGAATTTAAGTAAAGATTTTAATAAAATACTAGAAGAAGTTAAAGGCATTGGAAAAGAAAAGACATTTAGTTTGGCTAAAGCTAAATTAGTTGGTAAAGGTAAGGGTAAGTACAAAATTTTTGGAACTCCAGGAGCTGAAGATTTCGCGGGATTAGTAACTTATGCTTTTGCTGGTAAAGGAAAACAAGGGGAGATGCACAAGAAGTTTTTTGAAGAAAACTTACAAAAACCTTTTAATAGAGCTTACAACGATATACACTCTAGAAAGCAAAATATATCTAACGATTACAAAGCCTTGAGAAAAGCAATGCCAGAAGTTAGAAGTAGATTAAACGAAGCGGTAGATGGAGTTTATACTGTAGACAATGCTATTAGAGTACATCTATGGAATAAAGCTGGAATCGAAATACCTGGTTTGTCTAAGACGGATTTAAAAACACTAACAGATTTTGTTAGAAAAGACGGTGAGTTAACTTTATTCGCCGAGCAGTTGTCTCAAATAACAATGTTAAAAGAGGGTTATCTTAAGCCAGCGGATTATTGGTTAGGTGAAAACATAACAATAGATATGAACAATGTTGTTGATCGTGTTTATAGGAAAGAAGCTCTAGCTGAGTTTGTGGAAAACAGAGAAGCTATATTTGGCAAATGGAAGGGAGGGGAAATAGTAGGAGAAAACATGAACAAAATAGAGGCTGCCTACGGACCTAAACATAGAGAGGCTTTAGAAAATATTTTATGGAGAATGGAAAACGGTACCAACAGAAAGACCGGAGCTGATTCCAACACTAACAAATGGATGAATTGGGTTAACAGTGCGACTGGAACTATAATGTTCTTTAACCAGAAATCCGCAGTGTTACAAACTATATCTAGTTTAAATTACGTTAACGGTACGTTTAATAATCCGTTAAGAGCAGCTCAAGCTTTTGCTAACCAAAAACAATACTGGGCTGATTTTGTTAAAATATTTGGCTCAGATATGATGGTGCAAAGAAGATCTGGATTAAAAATAAACATTGAAGCAAACGAACTAATAGAAAGAGTAGGTAGTGGAGAAGGAGGTTTTGCTAAGTTTAGAGCTTACTTATTGGAAAAAGGATTTATACCTACAAAATATGCCGATAGTTTTGCTATTGCTTCAGGTGGTGCAACTTACTATAGAAATAGTATTAGAAAGTACGAAAAAGAAGGTTTGTCAACTAAAGAGGCTGAGAAAAAGGCTTGGGAAGATTTTACTGAAATGACAGAAGCAACACAACAGTCTTCTCGTCCTGATTTAATATCTATGCAACAAGCCTCTGCTCTTGGTAGACCAATATTAGCCTTTGCTAATACTCCTATGCAGATGTTTAGAAGACACAAAAGGCGTATTCAAGACATAGCAAACGGAAGAGGTAATACCGCTGAGAACGTTGGTAGTGCTCTGTATTATGGCTTTGCGCAAACGTTATTATTCTCATACTTAGCCAACGCTATGTTCGCTGTAGACGACGAAAGTGACGATCCAGAGGACATTGAGTTTGCAGAAAAAAAGAAATCTAGACACGTTAATACCATTGCGGATTCTTATTTAAGAGGTATGGGTACTGGAGGTGCTAGTGTAGCTGCTTTAAAAAACGGAATAATGAGTTTTATAAACGAGTCTAAAAAGGATCATAACGCTGACTACGGTAACACTGTTATAGATATGTTAAATGTATCTCCACCTATCGGATCTAAAGCTAGAAAACTATATAGCGCTGGCAAGTCTTATATGTATAACAAAGAAGCTGTGCACGAAATGGGGTTAGATTTTGACAACCCAGCTACTATGGCTATAGCAAACGTTATATCAGCGTTTACAAACATGCCTACAGATAGAGCTGTTATGAAGATTCAAAATATTAGAGACGCATCTATGGGTGATTTTGAAAACTGGCAAAGAATAGCTATGTTTATGGGTGTTAACAAGTGGCAGCTAGGAGTCGGTGAAAAAGGACCTGGTGAAATAAGAGTTGAGGAGGTTGAAACTAGAGTTAAAGGAGAAAAGAAAACAAAGAAAAAAGAAATAAAACAACAAGAAAACCAAGTTTTAGAAAATCAATTTAAGAACGAACAAAAAAAGGAAAAGAAACAAGGAAAAAAAGATGTAACTTGTAGTTCTGTTGTGAACGGAAGAAGGTGTAACAAGAAAGTAAAAGGAAAAGGCGGTAAGTGTACTATTCACGAAAGCGTAGAAATGCATCCTTCTGGAGAATCAATACAGTGTAGAAGAAAGAAGTCTAACGGTAAAAGATGTAAGGTTACAACATTCAGTAAAAGTGGACTCTGTTACTATCACGATTAAATAAAGCAAAAAATACGTAATTATATACAAAACTAATACATAGAAATGGCGAAAGAATTAAACGAGGACACAACATTTAAAATGAGTGTTAAAACTATGGGTATGATAGCAGCCGGTATAGCAGTTATAGTAGGCGGTTGGTACTCTCTTATGCAAGAAATACAAGAAGCAAAAGAGCAACCTGTTCAGATAGATGTTAACATTTTGAAGGACGAGATTTTAAAAGCAATACCAGAATCTGAAATCACAAGGATGGAGTTTGATATGAAGGATCAGATGATTAGACAAACAATAATGACAACTCAATCAGACGTAGAGGAAATGAAAAAGACTCTAGAGAAAATTGAAGATAAAATCTACAACAGATGAAACCAATTTATAAGATATGGACAGCCTATATATTACTAATTATATTTATGATAATAGCTGGAACGTCTTATGGACAAATAGTGGTAACACATTTTAATGCTGAATGGAACGAACTAAATAAAACCGAATGGGTTGACGAACTAGAAAAGTGTGAAATTACCCACGTGCAGTGTCCTGAGAAAATAAAGAAACACAAAGTTAAAGTTTTACCAACTATAATTGTATTTAAAGACGGAGAAGAAATATATAGATTTGAGGCTGATCTAAGTTTTAAAATAGCAGCAACAAAAGAGGAGTTACAAGAATATGTTAATGAACTAGTTAAAGACGTACATTAATGACATATAAATATACTAAAGAACAGATAAAAGATACTGTAGAAGGATTAGGCTATAAGTACTTTACTGGAGACAATTACGATGTAAATATAATTGGTGTTCGAAATTCTAAAACCGAAGGTAAGATAACAAATAGGTTTGACGACACAATGACCATCTCTTACAAAGACGAAAACGGTGAATGGCAATACCAAGAATACGATTGTACTACAGATCCAGGAGATGACTGGATGGAAAATCCTTGGATAGATAAAATAGGTTGTGCGGTTTTGAAACCTGGACAATATAGAGGTTCTCATAAACTTAGGTTACATGGAGGTAAATACCTAGCTTTAGGGCAGAAAGAACCCGTAACAGTATACAGAGACAACAATAGAAATGATAAATATGAATTTGACGAATCGTCTGTAGACACAGGTGTGTTTGGAATCAACATACATAGAGCCACAGCGTTAGAAGGTAAAACTTCTACGTACGTAAACAAGTGGTCAGCCGGGTGCCAGGTATTAGCATCTAACGACGATTGGATGGAATTCCTAGGTATATGCCAAGAAGCTAGAGAACATTGGGGTAATTCATTTTCATACACATTAATAGAAAGTAAAAATATAAAATAAAAGAATATGGCAACAATAACAACAACGATAACAATAAATAGTACAGATCTTTTAACGGATGAATTATCGTTATCTACTACAGCAACATTAACAACGGCCGGTACGTCTACTGGTTTAACTGGTACTGCTGGTTTAGCTAGAAAGAAAACTGGAAACACAAGCGAATACACTTTGTTTGCCGCCGCGAGTTATACAGACGACAAGGCTCATAAAGCGTATTTAAAAAACACATCAACAACAGCAGCTCAATATTTTATAGTAGAAGTAGCTGGTGCTGTCGTGGGTAGATTGTACGCTGGCGATTGGGCTTTAATTCCTTGGGCAGCTGATACTACAAGTACAAATTGTGATATAGATATAACGCCATCAGCGGCAGATATGACGTTAGAGTATATGCTATTTACAGACGAATAAATAATAACAACTAAATAAATAAATAAATTATGGCAACAACAACAGCAGCGGTAACGCTAACAAGTGATCTATTGTCAGACGAAATGTCCGTAAATGCAACTACAACTTGCATGAAAGCGGGCACTACTGCTGATGGTTTAGATGGCATGGAATATGGATACTTAGATTTAGTAACTGGAGATGAGTATGATCTTATAGGAGCAACTCCAACAGCGAGTAAGGCGAGTAAACTTTACTTAAAAAACCACTCTACAGATGAAACTTACTTTGTAGCAATCACTCAGGGCACGCAAGCTATAGGTAAATTATATGGTGGTGACTGGATGTTTATTCCAGCAGATTTTCACGATGCAGCTGGGGAAATCGCAGTAACCGCGAACGGAGGTACAAATAAAATATGTTACGCTTTGTTTCACGAGGGAATAACTAAAGATGCGTCAGCATAATAATAACTTTAAAAATAAATAAATATGGCAACAACAGCAACGATAAGTATATCTTCAGATATAGCTCCGGGCTTTGGTGGGATTAGTGAGTCAATGACGCTAACACAAGCTGGTACACTTACAGATATAGATAGCACTTCAGGATTTCAAATAAGAAAATTATCGGCAACGGGCGCGGTAGATTTAATCACAATGGCCAGCGAAATTGTAGAACCAAAAGATAGTGTAGCATCTAAGATATTCATTAGAAATATTGGATACAGAGGCGTTATAGATAAATCAGTGGGGGTTACGATAGGTGTAAACGCAGAGCCTATCGGCCTGCTTTATGGTGGAGACTGGATGATGATGCCTCTTACTTGTATAGATGCGGATGACATTACGGCTAACCCTACCACAGACGACACTGTGGTTATAGAGTATGTAATGTTCTTTGAAGAAGCGTAACAAATGGCTTTTACAGCGTATCATAATATTACTGGGTCTACTGGTGTAGATGTGGAACTTATCGCTCCCGGTGAAAATGTCGGGACGATAAAATCTATTATGATAACTAATACTCACGCTACGGCGGATGCTACGGTTACTTTGTTTGTAGAGAACGATCCAACCGCGGCAGCGGCTAGCATATTTAAAATACTAAGTACAGTAGCTATACCGTCTGACACGTCTTTACTTTTAGATAATAGCAGTGTTTTATCTTTTGATAACTCCGCTAGTGGATATGGGTTATATGTAACGATTGGTAGCTCCGATACGTTAGATATAATGATAAACATTTAATATGAAATGGATAGGCCAACATATATTTGACCTAAAAAGTAAATTTAGGAATGACGTAGATATTACGGGTGACGTAACTATTACTGGCACGTTGGATGTGTCGGGGATAAGTACGTCTGCGACACATTTTGTTTTAGGCGATGACGATAAAATCAAGCTTGGTACCGGGGATGACGGTGAAATATATGTAAATGGCGACGACCTATATATTAAAAATGTAACATCTGACAAAGATATAATTTTTAGTATTAACGACGGTGGTACTCCCGCTGAGGTCATGCGTATTGATGGTAGTACTAGTAGAGTCGGCATTGGAACGACTTCACCTAGCCAATTGTTAGAGCTAAAAGCAGCGAATCCGAGACTAAGACTAATTAATTCAGATGATAACGAAAGAGTAGAAATTGGAGATAGTGCTGGGAATGGAGGTTTTTTGGATTTAACAAACAATGCTAACACTAAAAATATTATTCTACGCTCATACGGAATTAGTTATTTTAACGGCGGTAACGTCGGCATCGGAACGGATTCGCCTTCAAAAAAATTACACATAAGTCAGACCGCTGATAGTAGCGGTATAAGAGTTACAGGATATGATAATGAAAACAATTCGCATTTAGATTTATATGTAGATAATTGGGGTAACGACTATATCACATCAACTGAATTTTTAGGAATTCATTCTGGGGGTTCTGCAAGGTTAAGAGCTAGTAGTGGTTATTTAAGATTAGAATCGTATGGTGCGAGTAATCAAATCCAAATAGATAGTGGGTATATTAAAATGCTTACATCAGATACTGAGCACTTGCGCATTATATCTAGTGGTAACGTCGGTATCGGAACGACAAGTCCTGGCGAAAAACTGCATATTGTAGGAGATTTAAAAATTGCAACTAACGCTGACGCTGGAGTTATACACTTTGGAGATACAAGTGATGAAACCAAAATAGTAGGATATGACTCGAGTGATTCAAACACAAGATTTGATTTTTTTACATCTGGCACAAAAAGACTAACTATTCTTGACAGTGGAAACGTCGGTATTGGAACGGCTTCACCCGCATCAACTTCTAAGCTGCATATTGTTGGAGGGAATGCAGTAGGTGGCGCTATTTTACAGAATACAAACGCTACGCTAACGTCAGAGAGCTTTACTAACTTAGGTCGACCACAACTTCAGTTAGCGATGCGTAACGCAAACGGATATGTTGGAGGATTGCATGTCTATAAAAGCGGTATGGATACTGGTGCGTTTTTAACCTCCACATCGTCAACAAGAGGAGTTTGGTCTGTTGGCGCACGTCAACACACAAGTACTAGCTCTAATGACTTCTTTATCTTTCAAT